TAAACCTGTTCGTAAGCGCTGCTAACGGTTGGCTAGAACCTGGCGTATTCGCCGGCTGTACTAACGAAACGCCGTTACCCCCTGGGGGCGTGTTATCTGTGGATAGTTCAACAGACGAAAGCCATTACGTGGGCGTGCGCGCGGTAATGGTTGGGGATAAAACCGCCGTAACTGTGGAATTTCAAGTAGACACCCTCGCCGCCTGTTGGCGACATATCGAGGAACTACTAACTGCCCAGCCGACGCTAAACCTTTCAATTCCCCCCAGCATGGAATTATCCTGCCCGCCGAAATGGGAACGCCGCCGTAACGTTGTCGGGTTCCGCGAACTAGGCAGGTGGACACAGTACGTGCGATCTCTCATAATCGAGGGACGGCTTACACACACCGGCGAGGTATCACTAACCGAACACGTCGAACGCGCCGTAATGGTTAAGGCAAACGGTTCGGTTTCGTTATCGTCTGCCCGTTCACCTGGCCCTATCGAGTTAGCGCGCTGTATGGTATTTGCAGCCGCGCAAGCGTCCCGCGCTGTAGGTTCACGAAAGCCCGCCCTAGTTGTGATCTAGCACTAGCATAAGAGCGCGCTAGCGGTAGGTAGTTCGTCGGGGACCGCCTGCCGCTAGCGTTCCCCCATTGCCGGCGATTATTGGCGTACACTTTCGGCCATGGCACTATTTACCCGCAATAAAACCGCCGCCCTTGCCGTTTCTACGGAACCCTCAGTAAAGGCCGCCGTCGGGTACAACGCGGGCGCGTCCCAAATTGGAAACTTTTATAGTTACCTAGACGGCGACGCCCGTAGTCGTGCTATGTCCGTTCCGACAATTTCCCGCGCCCGTGACCTAATCGCGTCTATGTTCGGTTGCTTGCCTGTCGAGTTTTACCGTGAACAGTGGAACGGTGAAGAAATGGAACCCGTCGAGATCGCGCCCCGATCATGGGGCCGCCGCATGGACCCAACCGTTACTAATAACTTTATTATGTCCTNGACATTCGACGACCTGTTTTTTTACGGGCGCGCATTCTGGCACGTACAGAGCCGTACGCAGGACGGTTTCCCCGCGTCGTTTACCCGTTTACCTGCAGCAATGGTTACAACAATGGACCAGGCAGGCCCCATATGGTTCGGCCCGTCTAACGAGATATTTTTTAACGGGTTACCTCTCGATTCCCGCGACGTAATCCAATTTCTAAGCCCCATACAAGGCGTCTGTTATATGTCCCAGCGCGCTATTAACACGGCGCTTAACCTGGAAGCCTCAGTAGACCGCAATAGTCGTTCGGCGATCCCCGCCGGCGTATTGCGGCAGGTTGGCGGTGAACCGTTAAGTCCTGCAGAACTAGGCGAAATGGCCCACGCATTTAACGAGGCCCGTATGACTAACCAGACGGCGGCGTTAAACGAATTTTTGACATACGAGGCGACAACGGCAACGCCCGACAAAATGCTTTTAGTTGATTCTCGACAATTCCAGGCATTGGAATTAGCACGCGTTGCAAATATCCCGCCGTACCTAGCCGGTATTGCTGTAGGCGGTTACCAATATCAGAACGCAGAACAAGCGAAACAGGACCTATACCTATTTGCGGCTAAAAATTTTATCGAGTGTTGGAACCAGACAATGAGTGCCGACAACGTATTACCACGAGGTACCTACTGTCGCCTAGACGTGGATAGTTACCTAGAGGAACTTAAAGCCGGCGAAGCGTCCGTAGAAGTGGTAGATAATGTCTCGACGCCTACACCGTCCCAACCAATGAACGAAACCAATAGCGAAATGGAAACCGAATAATGGACCTTTTACGTTTTAATCCCAGCCCCGTAAGCGTGGACGCAGCCGCGCCAGACGGCACCCCACGCCGTACGATCATGGGACTAGCGGCGCCATATGGGCCAGAGGCTACGACCATGGACGGCACCCGCGTACGGTTCGCCCCTGGATCACTGCCAACAGACGGACGCGCGCCTAAGTTGCTGCAATACCACGACACAGCCCGCCCTATTGGCCTTGTGTTCGAGAGGGTCGAAGTATTGACCGGCGACGCGCCAGGTATGTATTTCGCAGCACGCATTAGCGAAGTGCCAGAGGGTAACGCCGCGCTTACTCTCGCCCAGGACGGCGTATTAGACGGCGTAAGCGTTGGCGTAGTGCCAACCGAATACAGTTACGACGACAACGGCACAATGGTTATTACCGCTAGTCGTTGGGACGAGTTATCTATGGTGCCTATGCCGGCTTTTGATTCGTCGCGTATCCACCAAATTGCCGCACAGGCAGGTAATAATGAACCAGAGACGGAACCCGACGCCGAACCAGTAGAAGAACACGTAACAGAGGAGAACCCAGAAATGGCCCAGAACGTCGAAACCCCAGAGTCCGTAGAGGCTGCAACCCCTGTTACCCCATTGTGGGCCGCAGCGCGTAGCCAGTCACCTAAGTTGCCTAGCCCAGCCGAATATATGGTCGCGTTTGCTGCAGGTTCTACAGCATTTGCCGAAATGAACGCGCGCATTTCTGCCGCCGCCCCAGACATTACGACTACCTCGACCCCTGGAATTTTGCCGGAGATCATCACCGGCAGTGTCTACGATTCGCTTAACCCGATTCGCCCGTTTGTGTCGGCCATTGGGACTAAGGCAATGCCAACAGCGGGCGCTACTTTCCGTCGTCCAAAAATTGGTACCCGTCCTGTAGCCACCCAACAGAGCGCGGAACTGGCAACACTTGACCCCAGCACCGTAACTGTTACGAATACCGATATTTCCAAACTGACATTTGGAACGTACGTGGTCATGAGTGAGCAGGACCTCGACATGAGTGATCCCGCGTCGTTAAATATCGTTCTTGAACAGTTGGCTATCGCCTACGGCCAGGCGACAGACAACTACGCAGTAGACCAACTCACAGCCGGCACCACACAGACCGAAACAGTTACAGACCTCACAAGTGCTGCCGACTGGATCGAAGCCGTGTACGGCGCCGCATACCAGATTTCTAACGGTTCTAACTACTTGCCTACCCACTGGGTTCTTAATCCTGTGTCCTGGGCGAAATTGGGAATGCTTACCGACGATTCGGGCAGGCCTGTATTCCCAACCCTCTTTCTTTTCGGACTTAGGCGTTACTTTACTCGCCTTAGTTTGTTTTGTGGGGGACGCTTCACCAATAAAGCCGCCCGCGATTAACGCCTCTATATGGTACCCGCGTGCTTTAGCGGCTTCGACGTCGAATACTGCGCCTACTTCGCCTACGCGCTCTGAAAGAATAATAAACACGGGTTCGGGTCCTAACTAGTTTGTGCCTGTATGGCTATGGATAGATCGTAGGCGGGCATTTCTGTACCGCCAATAATGGCCATAGTCGGACGCCCAGACAGTACGCCTATGTTTGCGTTTAGCAATTTGGCGGCAAGGTTCATTAACGAACGCTGGGCGTCGAGGTTGCCAGGTCCTAACGTAATCACACGTACCGGAAACGTCATTTTTACTATGTTGCCGTTAAATGCGTCGAATGTTGGCGCGTCAATAAATGCACACGGCGGTGCAAGGTTTCGCGGATCAGTAACGACGGTAACGCCGCTAATGGCACCAATACGCGCGGCGAGGTCGTCTAGAACCTCGTTAAAAAGGTCTGTATAAGCCACTACAGCCATTACGCACAGCCTGGGCGGTCAATGCCTAATAGTTGCTTTACCATGGCGCTAAGGCCCGTGTAGGCGGTGTTCCCCATTCCGTCGAACGACGCGAAACTATCCCCGATACTGCCACGGCTTCTATAAAGCGCGCCGCCATATTGGATAGTTCCCAATTTTGCGGACGAATTAGGGGCCGTCGTAAGACTGTCAAAATAGCCGGCCTCTTGTCGCCGGCGGTAACAGAATGAGTTAGCCGCCGCCGCGCATTGCGTTAGGAATGTTTGGTCGAGTGTTGAGGCTGTGCCAATGCCTAGCCAGTCCTCTATTTCTGTAGCGGTTACCCAGGTACAGACAGGGTTATAGGTAAGGGTGCCGTTAGGGATAGCGGCGGTACGTTGCAGGTCGGCGCCCTCGTCGTAAAAAAGAACCTGGTTAGGGATCGTGTATTCGGGGTCCTGTATTAGGTCGCCCTCGTCAGTAACGCCCATATAAAGGTAGGGGGGCAGGGCGTAAACGGTGTGTGTTCCGTTTAGCCCATGCCCTAAGTCGGCAAGCGTGATCGACTGCCCTACCTCGATATCGGACGCGGTGAGTAATTGCACCACCGCGTAGTTGTCTAGGCGCTGGTGGTGTGTTACTGAATAAACCGACATTGCGGTTACCCGCCTTTCGGTTTAGCCGTTTACAAGTTTTACGAATTTCGAGGAATCGGCCATGAAACAGGCCGCAAGGCCACGCCAGGCGATCTCGAAGCCCAAGATAGACGGGCGCTGCACTGTTACGGCGCCGCGTTGCTGTTCGTAAAACTCGAAGCCTGCACCTGCACCGGCTGCATGGCCGATAATGCCGGAAAGCGTGCCGCTTGTGGTGCCGCCTGCCATGTTCTTATCGACGACAAGGGTAAGGCCCAACGGGTTACCGTTCCATGAGTTAGCGGACTGTGTGCCGCCTGCGTTCATTGGTCCCACGGTTGGGAATACAGGCCTGCCCGAATCGTCGGTAAGCATTCCCAATTTCGCCCAGGACACAGGATTAAGAACCCAGTGGGTAGGCAAGTAGAAAAGTCAAACACACAATTTACAGGCTTTACAATTTCATGTAGCGCCCCATTTACTGGCGGAAATATTCGCATTTACGGCTACCGAAAGTAAAACAATGCCTAACCCAATGA